TATCTCCGGACTTACCCCCCCTTCTTTAGAATCTTTACTGTTTCGAAAGAGTTCACACCTCTTATTTCTTCACCGTATTGATTCTTGAAAAGGTCACCAACTCCTGATCCATCTTTAATCATCCTATTATAATTATTAATAGACTCGTTGGAGTAATTCAGTTTATACTTATCCAAATTACGTACATAATTAACTAGCTCTTTGAATAATGGGTGATACTTACAGTTTTCTAGTATAGTTATTGTCCTTAAGCTATAGTAGTCAACACCCTTCAACCCAAAGTCTTCAAAGTTAGAGTAACGTTCTTGATAAACTATCCTATTTAGGGCTCTGTAAATAGAGTAGATACCACCAATTAAGCCATCATCAAGCATATAATCTACGTGGTATAACTTCTGTAGATAAACGCAGTAATCTTTTGATGAATGACTCTTCTCATCATTTAAGTTCAATCCGTAATGTTGGAAAGCTTTCTTAAGCTTAACACTATCTCTTTCATTTAAGGAGTATACACCGTCATCTCCTTGTATTTGAATATCAGAGTCGCTAACACCGACTGATTTAGATATAATGTATTGAATAATTGAATCAACCTCATTAGTGAAGGTAGAACCTGAAGGTACCCCATGCACACCAGTGATTACACCAGAAGGCGTGACTACTCCTATATTTATGAATCTTTCACATATAGTGCGAATCTCATCGCCATAGCTCTTCTGATATAAACTACTTATGTATTTGAAAGCTTGCCTAATAAGTTCTGAATTGACTGAAGCGTCGTAAGAGCTAAAGTCGACGGATAAAAGTAACTTATCGCTAGACTTGGCATTCTTAACAAGTTTAGTTACTGCGCGATCCACCTCTTCTGGTCCTGCAAGTGCAGTTCGCCAACTCATAGATTTTTGGTAATCTAGAACAGGGAAATAAAATAAGGCCTCTCTCAGGGTGTCGGCAATCGGATAACCCCAAACATTACGAGTTTTATTCCCTTCTTGAGTACGTGTAAATAGTATACATGGGTAATTCTGAGATAGTAAATCATCATAATCGCCTAAAACTCTATCTTTTATTCTAGACTTCCTAGTGTAGTAGGGTAAACCCGAGTTAGTGTTATTCTTTAGCTTTAGCACACCGTTAGACAAACTCAAAGGTCTCAAATTACCGATATTATATTTTACACTAGGAGAAGTGTCTGATTTCTTATTAAAATAAGCCTCCAGAGAGTTGATTCTTTCCGCCCAAGGTTTAGCTATAGACCTAGGTCCGTACTTTTCCCTATTTTGAGCCTCTATACTACTCAGTGTTTCGTTTATCTTGCTTTTGCCTAAATCATAGATTTTATCTAAACCATCTAAGATTAAATCCGGAGACATTGATTTACCAATAGGAGTTAAATATATCTCGTCGCTACCTTTAGCTAAGCCGTCTAAATGTATGGAAAGCCTCCTGATTACATCCTCAGATAATTTAAGGGATTTAAGAAAAGAGTAATCATTTGGGTTTGCAAGTAAATTAGAAGAGTCATCAAATTTCTGATTTTCTGTAGGCTCGTTGTACATCTTTATCTACCTCGTTTATGTTCGCTCGTATGCTTTACGCTTTTAGATTTAGTGAATTTAGACTTCCCCATATTATCTTTATTATTATGATAATTATTTCTGCCATTTTTACTTACTCCTTTGTTATTATTAATTAACCCAATCGACATGAGCCAAGTAAGGACTTTTAGAGAAGTTTCATAAACTGCATCAGCTGTGAAGTTGACTACTTTAATGGACCCAGTAGGCTGGGTACTGAAATAAGAAGTCCCATCAAGGCCAGGTTGGAAGTTTTCTCCCCTTGAAGCGCTAAAACCTAGATTCGCAAATGAAGGAATCATGTTTGTACTATTATAACTCCATCTATTATAGCTTGTGCCATCATAATTAGATGTAATAGGTTGATAAAGTGAAGGTGTCCAATTACTATTCCCAGTATCGTAAAATGCCGAAGTGTAGAAGGCCGCAC